TCAAATAATATTATCAAATTGTTTTATATTAGATATGAATAATAGTATAAACTGTAATATAATAGATAATTATATAGACCAATTAAGTGAGTTTTATGATACAGTTTCTGATGAATATAAATATATTATAAACAATATGTATAATGAAAAAATAAATGATTTTATAAATATAAACTTAAAAAAGAAAACTTATTTCAAAGTATTAGATTTTTTGGAGGTAATTAATAAAAAATGAAATAATTTTTAAAGTATAATAAATTATTATATTATATTATATACATATAATAAAGATTATAAGAAGAATATAATATAAAATGGATTACAAAAAAATTATTATAGAGGAATTAACTATCCTCAAGAAAAAAGAACAACAAGATGGTAACATTTTTAAAGTAAAAGCTTATAAAAATGCTATTACTAGTATTGAAAGTTTAGATAAAGTATCAAGTATCGAAGATTTAGAAGGAGTAAAAGGTATTGGTAAGAGTATTAAGGAAAAGATTATTGAAATATTTGAAACAGGTAAATTAGAGGCAACAAAAGACCTAAAAGAACAATTTAAAGGCTCTAATGTTGTAGAACAATTAATGAATGTGTATGGTATTGGTCGTGTAAAAGCTAATAAATTAAAAAGAGAAGGTATTACAAGTATTGAAGATTTAAGAAAAAAATCGGAAGAAGATCCTAAATTATTAAATAAAAATCAAAAAGTAGGTTTATTACATTACGAAGATTTACTATTAAGAATACCAAGGAATGAAATGGAGAAACACGAGAAAAAAATATTTAAATTATTAAGTCAAGTATCTCCCAGTTTAGAAGGTGTAATTGTAGGTAGTTATCGTAGAGGATTAGAGTCAAGTGGTGACATAGATGTATTAATAAAANGGTCTAANTCTGCTTCATTTGCTGAAGGTAAAAAGACATTAAAAAAAATAGTAGAATATATGATAGAAAAGAAATATGTTACTGATGTATTGGTACAAGGAGATAAGAAGTTTATGGGAGTATCAAAGATAAGCAAAGACGGAAAAGCGAGAAGATTAGATATATTATTAACACCTGAAAAAGAGTTTGGGTTCGCTGTTCTATATTTCACAGGTTCAGATAGGTTTAATGTTGCTTTACGTTCAGTAGCTTTAAAGAAAGGCTATAGTATGAATGAGCATGGATTTACTCCAAAGGAAGGAGTAGAACCTGCACCTGAATTAAAGACAGAAGAAGAAATATTGAATTTCTTAGGATTCAATATGATTGAACCAAAACTAAGAGTGGATGAGACAATTTTAGACAAAAATAAAATAAAATCTTCTTAATTAAATATAGATATATATATTAAAAGATGGCTACTGTGAAATCTATGCTTAAATCATCTAACTTAAAATCACTTGAAGGTATTTTTTGGGCTTTAACAAGTGTAGTAGGTATTATATTAATGGGTGTTACATATACATATATTGATAAACTTGAAAAAATAGACTGTGCTTGTGCTGAGCACCCCTACAAGAAATATATTAAGAATTACATTATCTTCGCAATTATATTCTTACTAGTAACANCTCTCCTCCCTCCTGGAGCAGTAATTAGAATGTTCGGTCAATTTGCCGGTATTCTCTATATGCTTGTTAAGTGGGTATATGTATTTGCTACATTCATCTTCTTCGTATATGCTTTACAATATGTACGTTTCCTAATGCGTGAAAAATGCAAGTGCTCTGAAGATGTAAGAAGAGAAGTTCTATTATGGTGGTCTATTATAGAAATAGTTATTTACATTTCTCTTATATTCCTTCCATTAGTAATTGCCCTTGTAAGTGGTGGTGTTGCTATTACTCTTCAAAACACAAAGACTATGTCAGATGTAGTAATAGAATCAAGTTCAAATCCTATTAGAACACTTTCAAGAGTTCCCAAATCTCTCCGTAGAAGCGCTACAAAAGCTTTTGGTAAGTAATTAATTAGTAAATAGTAATAGTAATAGTTATTTATTATTTTTGTTTTTATATTTTAGAAATATAATGNCTNNTAAATCTTCTCATCTTGGAAAAGAAAACATTATCCCATTAAACAAAGATGATGGATTAAGTAAATATGGATATAAGAATGTTACTAAAACTTCAACAGAATTAAGAAGAAATGCTCTAAAGAATGCTATTAATGGCATAAAGAAAGAAAAGAAACTAAATGAACACGATGCTGCTTTGAAAGTAATGCGTCGTTTAAATGTTATAATGATTTTAAATAAAAATACAAATATAACTATGAGTAAATTAATTGAGAGAGATAGAAACTGGGTTGGAAGAAATTATCTTGGTGTAGACTACGCAAGAAAATAAAAATAATAATTAAAAAGTAAATTGTTTTTCTATCTTTATAAATCTAATATCTTTCTACCACCCCTTTTTGATGTTTTACCTAAAATTCCGTTGATATCAGCAGTATCTTCAATAATAGATGTAATCTCATCATCGCTTATAGATAATGTTTCTATTCTGTTATCAATACTGGGTGAAGTATTAATATCTCTAGTAACATCTTCAATTATATTGTCAATAGATGGTCCAGACATCTTTGCTTGTTGCATAGAAGAATTAGGCATTTGTCTTGATGGGAGAGGCATTTCTCCTGGCATACCACCACCTCCCCCGAAAAGATTACCAATCATTCCAAACATTCCTCCCATTCCTTGTTGTTGAGCAGGTCGTTGAGGGGGTGTTTGAGACATAGACGGCATTTGTCCTGAGGACATTTGTTGTAAATTTGATGCTTGTTGAGAAGCTGCTTGTTGGAATTGTTTCATTAATTCTGGATTAGAACGTAATACTTGCTCTACACCAGGGAGAGGTTGTTGTTTAAACATACTATTCGTTAGATGGAACATAAAACCACTACCGGACAAACTCATTAATAAACGTAATTCAGGAGCCATTTTTGAACCAGTTGATTTGTATTTATCGTGTAGTTCTTCAAATATATCATCATAATCATTTGCATTTTCATTAACTTGTTCNGACCATCCATCAAGTTTAATATCGAATGGATCGAATCTTGTATTTAAAAACTCAATACCTGTTACAAAAGCCATCAACATTTTTCTTTGGAAACGAATACTAGCATCTACTTCTTTTTCTCTTAGAACACGGTGGTATTCAGCTCTCATTTCTTCAAGCTCTGATTGCATACTAAACTTACGTGGTAATCTAAACCCTTTTGATTCAAGACGGTCCATTTGGTATAATATTTCTTTCTTTTCATTAATTTCATTTTCTAATCTATTTCTCTCAGCGCTAATTCTTGCTCCAAACATATCATTTGTATCATTATTGTTGTTTCCATATCCCTTGAAAGCAGGTTTATTAAAGAAATCGTTTCCATTTGAATTGTCTGAATCACTATCAGTATCAGAGTATTCACTGCTATTGTCATTTCTGTCACTATTATCACTTCTTATACTACTACCACTACTAATAGAGGAAGAACGTGATAAAGCATCTTTACTAATTTTATTTTTATTAATAAGTAAATCTGTACCAAGGGAAGAATTCATATTAGTAGATGAAAAGAAACTTGGTTTATTAAATGTTTGCGGTTTATCATCATCTATTTCGATAATATTATTATCATCGTTAGAACGAATCATAATTGAAGGATTTTCCATATTGATTAATCTTATTAATTATTCTAAGGATATCTTTTTAAATTAAAGTAACGCATTTATTTTTTAATATTATCACCGATTGTTAAAATATCATAATTATTTTTTCTTAACCAAGAAATTGCTTGTAATAATGCATCACAAATATCATCTTTCTTCTTAAAACTTGATAAATAAGTCCCAAGACTTTCACAGTTTTCTATATATTTCTTTGTTAATTCAATACCTTTCCATTTAGTTTGCCCGTATCTATTCTTTAATTTACACAAACTTATATCTATATCATAAGGGTGTTCTAATGTCTTTTTACTTGGAGATATAAGTAATACATCCCCCTTAATAGAGTTTGTATTATATTTACTTAGTTGGAAATAACAGTATATAATCATTTGTATTGTTTTCATAGTTCCATTTATTCTTGATGGTTGATTTTCTAATAATACATAATCTATATGAGAACATTTTGAAACAATATTATCCATTTCATTAAATATACTATTACTTAATTGTGAAATACTTGGTTTTGTTTTTCTATTTTCATCAACTAAATTGTGTAAATCCCAGTGTATAATGTTAGCATTATTACTTTGTTCGTTATATTCAAGAATACAACATCCAAGATTTTTAATACCAATATCAAAACTAATTATAATATTATTTATTTTTTCTATTTCTTGTTTCTCTTGTCTTTTTTGTCCTTCTTCTCTATTTTCTTCCATACTAATGTTTGTAGTTGCTTTATAACATTAGGAGTAAATATTTTTAAATTATTTTTTACTATCAGACCTGTTAGATATTTAAAGAAAATATCTTTAATAGAATATGCATTATTCTCACTAATATGCTTACATTTAATGGCTAACCATTCATATTTTTTATACATTTGTTGATTAATATCATCATTTTTACCAAAGAATGGGCATATTAAGCCCATATTAATTAAACTTAAAATATGCTGTCTAATATTTGGATTTTGTAAATATGATAATGGTATATCTTCTAATAGATTTTCAAAAACCATAAAATTATAATCAGGACATATTAATAAATGTTCTTTCATATCATTAAATACAGCATTATTATCAATTATTAACAATCTTTGATGTAATAGCTCTGTTTTTTGTTCTTTAGATATTTTTGTTAATGCCATAGAACGTAACATACGTGGGAAAATATTTGAAATAGATTTTCTATAACTACCAGATTTATCAACTATACAATCGTCTCTTGTAAATATAGGTCTTTGAAACTTAATTCCGTGTGATTTTTCTAACCAGGATATTTCAGTATTAGCCCATTTTCTTTCACTTGCTGTATAAATGAAAAAATAGATATTTCCTTGAAAATAGTCTGTTAATTCTGTTATAAAGTTTAAAAAATATGGTCTAACTAATTTACTATCTTTATTAAAAGCTTTTGGAACTTTACTATTTTTTTTTACTTTTAATCCAAACTTTTTATAATGTTGTTCTAATGAATATTTTTGAGATTGATAATCTACTTTACCTACTATGGTATTATCCCAATCTAATATTACTATAAATGGCAATTTATCAGTTTGGTTCATATAATTAAATGTTGTTATATTTTTCTACTTTAAAAGGAGAAAGTAATTATAAAAAGGATTTTAATTTTATTTATTATATATTTTAAACAAATCTAAGCACTACACATAAGACATCCTTCCGGATTATCTAAACGGCAGGCAGCTATTTCTT